GATGAGGAGCTAACAAACTCTACAGGTGCGCAAAACTTCGGCGTGACTAAGAAGTGGGTGCCTTCATCGAAAGAGGAGTTTGATAGCAGAGTGCTTGGCGCAAACTTTAATTTCTATAAAATGAACAGACCTGATGTGCTTCGGCTGGCTTCGCAGAAAGGGTGGTATAATGGATGATGATAAGCGGGTAGAGCCAAACGAGCATTTTCTAAAGCATCACTCTGTTGAGAAGGTGGAGACTGCGCAGGCGGGTAAAAAGCGCACCCGCGTCACAGACCAGCGCTGGGCAGATTACTATCTCAAGCATGGGCATATAACTCTTATTCAGCACATGGCAGCAGACCAGCTTCTAGCGCTCTACAGGGCGGCAGGTCGTAACCAGAAGATGACAGGTAGTCTAGACGGTATGCCTAAAGGCACAGGCAACGATATGAGCGAATACAGCGCAAACGCTTTGATGGATTACTTTAAGCTGAAATGGATGTTGGGCACAGAGAGCTTCGGCTGTGTTGAGGACATTATTGTGCATGATTATAGTGCGCCGGAGTGGGCAAAGAAAAACAGCCGCAACCCAAAGGCAGCGACTGAAATATTACGCATGAGCTTAGACCATCTGACAGAGGCTTTTAAGAATCTGCGCTCAGTTAAGATTCCCAAGCGTCTTTGATTAGCCAGTACACTCCCCGTCATCGGCCTGACAAAAGAAGCTCTCATCATCAAAAACCCAGTCACTCTGGCGGCCCACAAAGTCTGTAAACTCTGCTAAATCACGGTCTTTTCTGAATGTTGAGCCTGTTTCCTGCTCCATCCTGATCCACCAATCGGCTTTGCTGGGCATGGTTTTGGCTATGTTTGCCAATATCTTTTCGCTTTTAAGAAAACACATATCGCAGTTGCCAAGCGGTGTTGTGCCGTTCACGCTTTCCAACTGCAAATCAAATGGCTGGCGCTGCCAAAAATCAAAGATGTCTCGCTTTGCTACACCAGCCTCATGCAGTGGATACCAATTTATCTGCCGCCCTCTGCGTTTTGTTTTAGTGCGGTGCGCCTCATCTGCTCTAATGCCAATGGCTGAAAGCCAAGAAAGCCATTTTAATTGTCTGGTGAGGTATCGACTTAATGTTTTGACCTTTAATTCCTCTGTGCAAAAACGCCATTGTTGATTTGGTAATGCTCGACCATTTCTGGTTTGACCTATTAAAGTTTCAAATGGTTTTCCGCTTCGGCTTGCAGAGTTGTGATTAACAACATTAAATGCTGGCTTATTTTCAATCCGGTCATATTCTAGCCACACAATGGGCACATCCCATCTCTCGCCACACTCATGCACAAAGTCCAGTGTCTCAGACATCTCCCTGCCAGTGTTCGCAAACGTCACAACAGCCCTATCAGGCAAGCCATCGTTGGCGCAGAGTATTTGGTGCAACATATAGGCTGACGTTCTGCCGCCGCTAAAGCTGATTTGCACATTGCCATCAGGCAGCTTGTAAGGGCTATTCGTCATATTGCTCAACCTCAATAACACCGCGCCCATCACAGATTTGGCAGTCCATCCATTTACCAACTGACTCACCGCCATAGCGATAGTCCGGCACACTTACGAGATACTCCACTTGGCAATCGCCAGCGCAGAAAGGGCATTCAACTTCCTGCATCTAGCCAAAAACCATGAACAGGATTGTTAGCCACGCCCACATCATCACGACGAATAAGATCGTGTTGATAATTTCTGAAACCCAATATTCCATTATATTCTCCCAGCTTAAAGACTCATATATGCTCATATATATGCCTTTTAGTAAAGTAATGCAAGCATATATGCGCATAGTGTTGACGGGCGGGGGCGGTTGTGATACCGTTTTTCTAGAGTTGGAATAAATGGGGTGCGCCGTAATGGGCGCTTTTTTTATGTCTGGGATTCAAATTAATTATGTTGAGGCAACGGCGATCACGCCTTACGCACGCAACAGCAGAACACATAGCGATGAGCAGGTTGCACAGGTCGCCGCAAGTATCAAAGAGTTCGGGTGGACTAATCCGATACTGGTTGATGAAACTGGCACGATTATAGCCGGTCACGGCAGGCTCATGGCAGCACAGCGCTTGGGCTACACCGAAGTGCCGACCATTACACTAGAGAACCTCACAGAGGCGCAGAAGCGGGCTTATGTCATAGCTGACAACAAGCTGGCTTTAAATGCGGGCTGGGATGAGGAGATGCTCGCTGTAGAGATAGAAGAGCTTCTAGATCAGGGCTATAACACAGACCTTTTAGGCTTTGAAGCTGACGAGATTGATAGCCTGTTAGCAGAAGCTAATAAGGTGGATGAAGGGCTTACAGACGAAGATGCTGTGCCGGAGTTGCCGGATGAGCCTATTAGCAAGCTGGGCGATGTTTGGGTGCTTGGCAGGCATAGGGTTATGTGTGGCGACAGCACAAGCATTGACGCAGTTGATACGCTAACAGACCATTCGCCAGCAGATATGGTGTTCACTGATCCGCCTTACGGCATCGATTACGGTGGCGGCAGGTCAAGCAAGCATGGCACAATAAAAAATGACGCTTTGGCTGGCACAGATTTGGGTGCTTTAATTGCTTTAGCCTTTACTGCTAAAAAAGACGGCGCTGACTTATATGTGTGCGTTTCTCCTTTGATGCAAAAGCCTTTCATGACTGTTTTTGATGAAAACAACGCCGAAATAAACGCTGTTATTGTTTGGGACAAAAAAAACGCTGGGCTTGGCTATATGGCATATAGACGGCAGTGTGAGTTTATTCTGTTTCACAAAGGCTCACCGTTCCGTAAAGGCGACAAATCAGACTTTGACTTGTGGTCTTTTAGTAAGGACGCAACGACAGAATATGTTCATCCAACACAAAAGCCTGTAGCAGTTCCAGAGCGTGCTTTGATTAATAGCAGTAAAGCTGGAGACAATGTTCTGGATCTATTTGGTGGGTCAGGCAGCACACTTATAGCAGCCGAAAAGACAGGGCGTAATGCACGCCTCATGGAGCTAGATGAGAAGTATGTGGATGTGATTGTAAAGCGCTGGCAAGAGTTCACAGGGCAAGAAGCAACGCATCTTGAATCAGGAGAGACGTTTAATAGTCATGGCAAGACCGCACAAAACTAACAGCAAAAAAACACCGGAAGTCATCGAGAAGTTTCTTGAGGCTATCCGTAATGGGCGTTCTGCTGTGCAGGCGTGCAAGCAAGAGGGCATGCCGACATGCAAGACCGTTAATGAGTGGGTAAAAAATGATGCGGCTTTCGCCGCACAGTATGAGAAGGCCAAAGAAGAGCGCGGCAACTATTATGGGGAATTAGTTGCAGAGGTAGCGCTTGCTGGCTTGCAGGGTAAGTATAAGGACAGCTCTATGCTAAGAGCAGCGATAGACGGATTGAAGTGGTCTGCGGCTCGTATGGCACCGAAGAATTACGGCGATAGAATGGAAGTGTCTCATAGCGCAGAGGGAAGCTATGTGGATGCTTTGAAGGCTGTGCAAGGCAGGGTGGTGGAAGGTACTACTGTTGAGGGTACTAGCAAGCTACCGTTAAAACTACGCGCACGCGACGCAGAGGGCGACGATTCAGCAGCGGTTCATTAGGTCGTTAGACTATGGGCCTGACGAAACTCTATATATACTGCGGGTTTGCGGCGTGTATCGCCAGAGTATCGCCAAAATATACACAGCTTTTGTAGGTGGTTGGCATATACCCCCCCCTATAAAAACGCGCGGGGGCAGGTCTTGTGATACCCCCCAAAGAACACCCCCCCTTTGCATCTGGGAAGCATAGGGACTCCGATGAACAAAATTGCGAAATCATTGTCCAGCCCGCTTTTTAAGCAGCGCGTGGTTCGTCCACGAAAAGGGCGCGGCAGTTATTCTCGCAAAGGCAGAAGCGCATCTCCCAGACGCGCTTTGGGATTGGGGCGGGCAAATTGACAGACCTACAGGACACGCTTCTGAAGCTCAGAAACGACCCTGAGATGTTTGTCAGGCATGTTATAGGAGCGGAGCCGCAGAAGTGGCAGACGGACGCTTTGAGGGCTATAGCGAGCAATGATAAGGTCGCTATTAAGAGCGGGCATGGCGTTGGCAAAACGGCGTTTTTATCATGGCTAGTTCTTTGGTGGTTGCTAACGCGCTACCCCACCAAGATTGTTGCGACGGCTAATACGGCGCATCAGTTAAATGATATTTTGTGGACAGAGGTTGATAAGTGGGCGCGTAAGATGCCGGAAGGTTTCCGCAGCCAGCTTGAGTTTACAAAGGACAAGATTTCGCTTTCTGGCAGTTCGGATAGCTTTTGTGCTTTCCGTGTGAGCCGCAGAGAGAATCCTGAGAGCTTACAGGGCTTTCATAGTGATAATATGCTGATTGTGGTAGATGAGGCATCTGGTGTGCCGGACGTAGTTTTCCAAGTTGGCGAGGGTGCTATGAGTACCCCAAATGCTAAGACGGTGCTTACGGGAAACCCTACTAGAGCAACAGGGTTTTTCTATGACGCGTTTCATTCTAACAGAGAGCATTTTAAATGCATGACGGTGTCATGTAAGGACGCTGATACTGTTGATCCAAAGTTTGTGGATGAGATGATCGCTAAGTACGGCCCAGACTCAAATATTACGAAGGTTCGTGTTCACGGCGAGTTCCCTACACAGAGCGATGACGTTCTGTTGCCGCTTCATTTGGTTGAGGATGCTACTAAGCGTGATATTGAGTCCTCTCCGACAACTCCGGTCGTATGGGGATTGGACGTTGCGCGTTTTGGTGGAGATAGGTCAGCCCTTTGCAAGCGACAGGGGCAGGTTGTTTTAGAGCCATGCAAGACGTGGCAGGGCAAAGACCTTATGGAACTGGCGGGCATTATCCTGACAGAGTATGAGGCGACAACATATACATTGCGCCCTACGAGCATTTTTATTGATGCGATTGGCGTTGGTGGCGGTTTGGCTGACAGGCTCGCAGAGCTTGGCTTGCCCGCTGTAAGCATATCGGTTTCTGAAAGCCCTTCGCTGAAGGATAAGTTTACCCGCCTGCGGGATGAGTTGTTCTGGAATGCCAGAGAGTGGTTTGAGGCGCGGGATTGTAAGATACCGAATGATGAGACGCTTATAAGCGAAGTCACTTCGGTGCGTTATAAGTATCAATCAACGGGTAAGCTAAAGATTGAAAGCAAGGATGAGA